ATTGGCAAAGCCATCGGTGCGGGCGCGCACATCGATCACCAGTTCTTCGAAATTGTCAGTCATGGGCGTCGCGCTCCATCATGCGGGCGATCATCTCGCGGCTCGGCGGGGGAGGGGTGGCGGAGTCTTCGGGTGCGGCGAGGGCCATCGCCAGTTCGGCTGGGGTGGCGGCCCAGAATTCGGCCGGTCGCCAGCCGAGCAGGCGCGCGGCAAGCGCACACCAGCAGGCGGCAGCATCTCCGAAACAGGGGGTCATGCCTCGCCCTGAAGCACCTGGGCGAGCACGGCCCGCACCGGCCCGGCCGCTCCCACCAGCCCCATTGTCAGCACCGCTTGACCGACTGCGATCCGTTCGGGGCGGCCCTCGGTCGGCAGGCAATGCCACAGCAGCGCCGTCATCTCGGTCAAGGTCAAAGCCCCGCCTGCCGCCCGTTCGACCAAAGCGAACAACGACCCGAGCTCGGCCTCGGCCAGAACGAGATTTTCAAAGCTGGGGCGCAGGACATAGGTGATGCCAGCTACCGCCAGCGTGCTTTCACCGCGCAAGGGGTTGGCTGCGGCGGTCATGCCGGCATCACCGGGCCGGAGCTTTCGAGCTGGAGCGTATAGCTGCGCTCTCCGTTGAAGTCCCCGGCATAGTCGAGCCGCTGGACCAGAAAGCGGCCGCGCAATTTCTCGCCGTCCTCGAATGACAGCTCGTAATCGTCGAGTGTCCCGGCCAGAGCATGGGCGCGCACCGCGCTTTCGGCGGTGCTGGCGAGGAAAATCCCCGCCGCGCTGACCGAGACCGAGCGGGTGCCTGCCCCCGACAGAAGATCACGCCAGCCGCCCGATTGCTTATGGGTGACCACGACAGTGTCACCGTTGATCGACATCTGCGTCGTGCGCAGGCCAGCGATGGTCTGGTAGGCCGGAGGCGAGGCTCCGTCAGCGATCTTGAGCAAAAAGGCGGCGCCGGATTGTGCGGGCATGAGAGCGTACTCCTAAAGCGGGGCGAAAAGGCGGAAGCGGTATTCGAGCAGCGCGGCGCGGCGATTGTCGGCGCGCGCCTCGCTGCGCGAGCGCAGGAAGCGGATCGAGGCGAGTTCGAAGCCGGGGTGGAAGGGCGGCAGGTCGAGCACCCGCCGCTCGATCATGCCGAGCAGTGCGGCATCGCCTGCGGTCTGATCGGTGAAGCTCTCCAGTTCGAGCGCGACGCGGATCTCGCGCCCGGGCCGGTCCTTGGTGCCCCAGTCGGTCGATGCGCTGGCGGCGATCCCGAGCCACGGCGGCGATGCCGAAAGCGGGGCTTCCTCCTCGATCGTGTTGATCGCCGCGAGCGCCGGATCGGCGGCAAGCCACGCGATCAGCGCGGTGCGAAGGTCATTTTCCATCGCGCGAATCTCCAAACAGATCGGGCCATAACGAGGCGGCCGAATGCCAGTCGGTGCGCTGTGACGGGCGCCGCCTGGCGGCCCGCGCCGCAGCGATCCGGGCGGCGCGGGCGCGCAGGCGCTGGATCAGCTGATCACTGCGTGCATGACCCCGGATCATCCGAACCGCACCTCGCGCCAGGGCCGCCACAGAGCGGTGACGCTGGCTGGCGGGACGGCGCCGGACTTGCCTTCGCGGTCGCGGAAGTGGTGGGCGGCCAGCCTGATGATCCCGTGCCGCAGCGGGGCGGACAGGGCGCCCCAGTCCCCGGCAATCCCGACCTCCAGTTGCAGCGCTATGCCCTGCGCGTCGAACGGACGTTGCAACCGTACGCAGGCCGAACTGCCAATTCGCAATTCCAGCGCGTCCGAGGGCATGGTAATCACCTCGCGGGTGCCGTCTGCTGCCATCAGCGCCGCGCCGGTCAGGGCGCGAACCGGGCGGGAGGTCAGTTCCTGCCAGCCGCTTGTCAGCTGAATGGTTTCCTCGACAGTCTGCCGCAGCGGCGCTTTGCCGGTGAAGGCTTCGCAGATGGTCAGGCTGGTTTCGAGAAGCCCGGCAAGGGTTTCGTCTTCGTTGGGGCGGTTGATCCCTAGCCAGTGCTTGAGCTCCGCCAGCGCAGCGTCGCCCGGCATCGGGGGCTGCACGATTGTCCGCTGCATCGCGGTGTCTCCCAGAATATGTTGCGCAAGAAATGCGCCCGCATCGCGGCGTTCAGGCGGGAGGGACGGCCTGATACGATGCGGGCGCGAGAGCCCGGCAGGGCGCGAAGGGGGACACGCAGCCCTGCCGGGAGGAACAAGACCGGGCGTCAGACCTCGATCTTGAGCAGCTTGATCGCGTTCGAATCCAGCACCTTCCCGCCGATCCGCTTGGTGGCGTAGAAGTGGACGAACGGCTTGTTGGTAAACGGATCGCGCAGCACCCGCGTGGCGCTGTGTTCGGCGATCAGGTAGCCATGGCGGAAGTTCCCGAAGGCAATCGGGAAGGTGCCGGCCGCGACATCGGGCATGTCCTCGGCTTCGACCACCGGATAGCCCAGCAGGCGATCGGGCTGGCCCTCGACCATACCCGGCTGCCACACGAACGCCCCGTCCGCGGTTTTGAGCTTGCGCACACTGGCCAGTGTCGCCGAGTTCATCACGAACACCGCGCCCTGGCGATAACCCGATTTCAGCGAATGGATCAGATCGATCAGCTTGGCGTCGGGAGCCGTTCCGAGCCCGGTCGCATTGCCCGATCCGAGAAATTGCAGGCTGCCGAAGGCGCGGACACCGTCCTTGGTGGTTGCCTTGGCGGCGGACAGGAAGCCTTCGGGCTGGTTGTTGCCCGTGCCGTTGACGAAAGCGGTGCCTTCAGCGCGGGCGAATTCGAGCGCAATTTCATTCGCCAGCCAGCTTTCAAGGTCGAAGGCCGTGTCGTCGATCATGCCCTGGCTCGCTGCCGGATTGGCATAAAGGTCGCCCGCAGGCGGCGCGATCTCGGCAAATCTCGGCGTCCCTGTCTCCGGGCGCGGCGCGGTTTCGCTGACCCAGCCCGAAGCAATGCCGGCCGTCGAGACAAGCTTGCGGTAGCCCGAGCTGCCGGTCTGAACGACCTGAGCGATCGCCCGGATCGGGCTGATCCCGACGAGCTGGGCCGCAATCACCGCATCGATCTGGCGCGGCACGGCAAAGCCGCCATCACCGGGGGGAGTGGAGGTGATCGACTTCAGCTCGGTCTCCCGGCCGCGGCGCAAGTAGCCATCGACGAAGCTCTTGACCTCGGCGGCATCGCTGGCCGGGGCAGCGCCGCCCATTGCCGGACGGCTTGCGGCGCGGGCCACCTTGTCGAGCCGCGACTTCACCTCCTCAACATCGGTGCGCAGCGCAGAGATGTCGGCTTCGGCCTGATCCTGGCGTGCGACAATGCCGAAGCTGGCATCGAGCGGATCGGCGGCGGTGGTGACGGGGGTGGGGGTATTTTCCATGGGGCATGGGCCTTTCGGTTGGGCAGAAAAAAGGCCGCCCCAGTGGCGGCCGGTGGAAAGTGAAGGGGGCGAGTGTCCGGTCGCAAAGCGACCGCAAGGCCGTCCGGCCGCCCGCAGCGACCGGAGGGAGCAAGGAAAGCCAAAGCCGCGGATGCGGCTGCCGGCGCTTGAGGCAAAAAATCACGTCACCAGATGAACCCGGGCGCCGTGCTGGAGCGGGTGAGTGACGAGGCTGACTTCGAACAGGTCGATCTCCAGCAACTCGCGCCCAGCTTGCGATTGCCGCGCCATGCGGGTGCGGAAGCCGAAGCTGAGACCGTTGACCTTGCCCGCAGCCAGCAGGTGGGCAGCGCGGCTATCGGGCCGTTCGATCCGGGCAATCACGCGCAGGCCGCGTGCGTCCTCCGACACCTGCTCGATCACGCCGATCGGCTGGTCGGGCCGGTGCTGCCAATAGAGCGGCAGCAGGTCGGAGCGCGCTGCCAGCGTCCGGGCAAAGGCCCCGCGGCGGATCGTGTCACGTCCGGCATCGGCGATGTCGAACAGCGCGGCATAGCCTGCAAAGCGCAGCGGGGCAGGCGCGCTCACAGCAGATCCCACACGCCGAGCCGCACCGCGATCCCGATCAGCAGCAAAGCCAGCGCCCCGCGCACAATCCAGTCGACCAGCGCTTTCCACGCGCTCGTCTTGGCATCGCGCCACGCCCCGAGCAGTTCGCGCAGTTCGACCAGATCGCCTTCCGCCCCGGCATCGCCAAGGCCCAGCCGTTCCAGTGCCCGGTCGGTGGCGAGCACGCTCGCCTCCTCGATAATGGCGCGCAAGGTGACCAGTCCGGCGCCTTCCTCGCGCGCCTGCGCCATCAGGCTGGCGAGAATATCTTCGCGGCTCATGAATTGGCCTCCTCGGGCGGCAAGCCCAGCATCTGGCGCTTTTCGGCGCGGCTCAGGAAATCGGCGTCGGACACCTGCGACCACAATCGTTCGCGGTCTTCCGACAGGGCGGGAACCCGGTCGAGATCGATCCGCAGGTCGGCATCGGGGAACCACGGGGCGAGGCCTTCGCGGATCGCGGCAAACAGCTTCTCGGCAAGCGGCAGCAGGGTCAGCCGCCACAGCGCGCGGCTGGCCTCGCGGTAATTGGCATAGGTGTTGTCGCCCGGCAGGCCGAGCAGCATCGGCGGCACCCCGAAGGCCAGTGCGATGTCGCGCGCCGCCGCGCTCTTGAGCGTCGCAAAGTCCATGTCGGCAGGCGTCAGCGCCATGCTCTGCCACTT